CCCCCACCAGAGCCAGCTAATCCCGAGCTGGGGTTTGTGTTTCCGCCTCGGCCACCATTACCGCTGTAACCTCCTGCACCGCCTCCGCCTGACCCATTGGTCAAGTCAGTTCCACCATTACCTCCGTTACCTCCTCCATCGCCCGCTCGTCCGCCGCCCGCGCCGCCAGTTGTAGTAGTGCCTCCTTGCCCACCGCTACCGCGAACTAGAAACTGGTCAATAAAGTAGCTTTGAAAACCTTGACCGCCGGCAGAACCGTTTATACCTGCAACACCGCCAGAGCCTACGACAACCGTATAGGACGCGCCCGGTGTGACGCTGATGTTATTTTTCCACCCTAAGCCTCCACCTCCACCGCCACTGCCACCTGATGTGGAAAATGTACCTGCACCACCACCGCCGATTGCGACTACGCATACTGAAGTCACGTCAGTTGGTGCTGTCCAACTGTATGTGCCGGGTGTCGTATATTGCTGTTGCCCTGTTGGATGCGGTACTGGCGCAGAAGACGATACGGCAGCAAAAACTTTATCCCGCAGCATCAGGCGTCACCCACCCGAGCACCGTAGATCGTGCTCCCCACCTTCCACAGTGCGATTGCCGTGAACCCACTGGTGTTAAGTGTGGGCGCAGAACCTCCATCAGTCTTCCATGTTACAGCAAGCGTGGTCCATGTAATCGTATAGGCAGAGCCATCATCAATCATCAGGGTAATCGACTGGCCTTCTGCCCACGTTCCTGCGGTAGGTGTCGAGTTGCCGGACAAAGTCCATGTCTGGATTGAACCATTGGTAGGCGACAATGCAGGTGTTGTACCAGTGACTGCGAACACTTCTTCAGTATAGCCATCACTAAGGACTGCGCCGGTTACAGTAGGAGAGGTAAGAGTCTTATTAGTTAAAGTCTGAGTTCCAGACAAAGTAGCTACTGTACTGTCAATACTGAAAGACGTACCCGCAAGATCAATACCAGTGCCACCTGTATACGTTGTATTCGTATCAGTAGAAGCAATAGTAAAGTTGGGGTAGGTACCTGTAATTGTTACGTTAGCGCCTTGTGTGAGCACTACTGTTTGGTCTGGAGCTGTATTAGTTACTGTAAAGCTAGGATATGTACCTGATATGTTAATACCTGTGCTTGGTGTAAGCACCACAGTTTGGTCAGGGGCTGTGTTAGTTACAGTGATAGAGCCAGAGGTTGTGATAGGACCACCAGATACAGAGATACCTGTACCCGGAGTGAGGTCTACGCTAGTTACAGCAGAAGCGCCTTCAGCGAATTCCTGTGATTTCTGTGCCCAGTGGAATGCTGAGTATTTACTGTCTGCAACTACTACGTCTTCTAGTTCAGTAGCCCACTTCTCAGCAAGAGCTTCAGCAGCCAGTGCTCCAGTTTCAGCAGCTTCTGCATTAACCTCAGCGGTCTCTGCATTTGTCTGAGCAAGCTCAGCAGCAGTCTGGGCAGTACTTGCATTATCTGCACTAACTGAAGCAGCCGCAACAGATGCAGCTACAGTAGCTTCAGACGCAGCAGCAGCCGCCGCACTAGCAGCAGCCTCATTAGCCTTCTCAGTAACAGTAGCAGCACTTACAGCAATCTCATTAGCGTAAGCATTCGTAGACGCTTCACCGCTACCGCCTGAACCTCTAAATATTGGCAAGGGTGTCTCCTTAGTCTTTCAGATAAACACTATACTTTTCCTGAAATGCTTATGTGAAAAGCTGGGTACTAAGACTCTAAAATAGTAAGTCCTTTCCCCAGTAATTACTTACAGATCAGGTACAGCCAAAACAAAGCCAGCTTCTGGACGGTATGCTTGAACCCCATAAAGGGTGTCAGCGGTGTACAGAGTTGACAGGTATTCCTGCTTGTACTGAGTCTGTGAGCGAACAGCCATCTGCTCTGCCAGTACGATAGCTTCCTTGTGCATCAGGAAGGCACCGCGAATATCGACAGTAGATGCAGTGTTCTGTGCAGCAGCTTCGAGCACAGGGCAGTTGCTGGATACGTAGATGTCAATGCCATATACGGAACCAATCAGACCGCTTTGTACAGTCTTGGGATCACGGAAGTCAGAGCTAACATAACGCTCAGTACCCATGATAGCAGACCGCAATGCAGGCGGAATGACAAAGCAACGACCATCCATCGGTACGTCAGCGTCATCCATCTTCTTGATAAGAGCACGGAAGCCAGCGTCAGTGAAGACATCAGCAGGTGCTACAGTATCAACAGCATAGGCGGTAAGGCCAGTGCTAGAGTCGTTGAAGTACACGTTAGTGTTAACCCAGTTTGCACCCGTGTTAGCCGGAGACAGAGTTAGGGTACCATTACCAAAACCAGTACCTACGCTAAAGAGGTCAGCATCGACTTGCTTAGCAAGCTGATAACCAGCATCTTCAGTGTAGAACCGACGAAGGCTTGACAGAGCCTGTACGTCTACGATATCTTCAATCAGGCGGCTGTACTCAAAGTGACGGTTGATAGTAATCGTCAGTTCTGATTCCAGATTCGCTTGAATGGTGACAGCGGTTGCCTCAGCCTTAGCAGCGGCAGCACCACGGATAGGCTTAGGAATGTGGATAACGTCCCCTTTCTTGCCCTTCATAGTCATTTTCTTGACCAGAGGAGCCATCTTGAGGGTCTTCTTGTAAGCAGCAATAACTTCATCCGACCAGATTTCGGGAATGAAGGTACCAGCAGCAGTCTTATCTACAAATGCGTTCGCTGTAGGATACGCAGCAGTTGATTCACCAGCCATTTTGTTTCTCCTTTAGAGTCATTTCACGCGACCCTCCTGATAGGCGCGGAATATTTCATCCGATAGTGCCTCGTATCGTTCAGGGTCAGTTTCCATAAGTTTAATAATGTCAGAGCGTCGATAGACTTTCTTTGATACCTCGTTGGAACCCCGCCCACCACCAGTATTGGCAGCTTGTACGGCAGCTTTCCGACCGGCCTTCTCAGCCTGAGCAGTCTGGTTTACGACTTGTTGACGGTCTTTCCAGAGTGAAAAGAGTTCGTCTGCACTATCGTAGTCATACTGTTGATCTGCTTGAATGAACAACTGAGTACGAATCCTACTGGCTTTAACCCAGTTCTGAAAAGCTTCGTTACTAACGATAGTCTTCATATCCGGGTGCTTTGACTGCAATTTAGCTAGTGCAGTCTGCTGGTGGTATTCTTTCGCTACCTTCTCAGCTTGCTTAACCTTAGGGTGGTTCTCAATAGCCCTTGCTGTAGCTTTCTCAGGGTCTGAAAAGAAATCAATCTCTTCTTCGACTTCTTCTTTTTTCGGTGACTTTTCAGCGAGTTGTGACTGGATGTAAGTATCAAAGACTCGCCGTAGTTCTCCTACCTCAGAGGACTGACGCCCGAGGAGCTTCTCAGCTTCTGCGTGCATCTGTGCAATTTCTTTGGTAGACTTACCACGGTACTTCTCTGGCAGATCATCTTCAGGTTCAGGCGTAGGTGCTACGTTCTCCTTCGCTGTAGTATCTGTTTCTAAACTTGTTGCTTCTTCTTCCAATCGCTCGTCAAGCAGTTCTGCTCGTGCCATTTGTAAACTCCGGGTGAATTACCTTGTGGAGATGGGTTTATGAAGGCTGGCCTGATTAGGCTTCTTCGGTTGATCGTCCGCCTCGTTCGTGATCTTTTACCCAGCGCATATGAGCACCGGGAAAATCACCGCTAGAACCATCTAAATAGGTTTTAGTTGCTGAGGGGACTATTACAGCATTAGCACCACACCCGCACCGACTGGTTGTGATACCGTCTGCTACAAATTCTTCGTAGTAGTGGTTGTTAGTACACTTGAAGTCACGAACCTTGATCATGTTCTTCTCTCGTCGCTTCCATCATTGATTCAAGATTAAGCATATTCTTCATGACGAGTAGCTGACCCTTGCGGTAGTACAGCTCTTGTTCGTCTTTTATGGATTCGATATGCGTCAGGCTATCAACTTCGGAGGCTAGCTCTCCCATCAGGATTTTCCATCCCTGAGAGCGGAACATGTCGGTCAAATGACCGAAGTATTCTTCTGTTTCTTTATCCATAATCCTTTACTTCTATAAAATATTATACCACGGTTAAAGAATTATAGCAAGTATTATTGTTATTGACCCCTTGCTATAAAGATAGATCACCTCCTACCTTAGCGGCTATTCGTCAGTGGATTTAGGTCTTCCTCGCTTTACCTTTTCCTCCTTCAGGCTAAGTACTTCCTTTTCTAGCTCGTCGATCCTAGCGTTAGCTTTTTCAAAAGCACCGTTGATTTGGTCAACGATCTTCTGGAACTCGTTAGGCGTTAGCATTGTTACTCCTTTGGTTGACTAAACTCATAGCTTTAATGTTGAGGTCTTTGTCTTTCAGGCGCTTATCAGCAATCTGCATACGGCGCTCGAACTGTTTATCGTCTTGGTTACCCTGAGTAATGTTCCGGGTAATAGCTTCGATCTTCCTGATCTCAGTCTCTTGAGGTACAGCAGCAGCTTCTTGCTGGAGCTTCTGTGCCCTTGCAGCAGACTCTTGAGCTTGTGCCATAAGCGCCTGTGTCTGTGACTGCTGGAACTCCATCTGGGCCTGCTGCATAGCCTGCTGCATTTTCTGTGCTTCAGGGTTAGGCTGAGAGGCTTGTTGAAGTGTAGCGATAAGCTCTTCACGGTTAGACAGATTCATGTTGTCAATGATTGACTGAATCAATGCCGGGTACAAAGGACTGTCAGGTGACATAGTTTGCAAGAGCTGCACGAGCTGAGTGACTTCGTACTCACGAGCAATGATACCCAGCGAAGACACAGCGTTGAACTTGTAGTCGGCTACAGGGTACAGCTCAGGCTCGAACTGCATATAACGATGTGCTGCCTTGGTGACAAACGGCAACAGAAATGACTCTTGAAAGTTAATCAGGGTACGCTTATGACGCTTAATGATAGCGCCTAGTGACATACTGATACCGGCAGCGGTAGCTTCACCGTTGATGTTACCTGCAATACCCGCACTATCTACAGCTCCTGTTGCCTGCTGCACCATTTGCTGTAGTGCTTGTGCCTGTGCAAAGGTAATCTGGTTAACTTGGCCGAAGTTAAATGGGTGTAGAATTTCCCTAGGGTCGCCGTTAGTAAGCAGGAGCTTACCGGGACGTATCTCAGGGCGACTGCCACGAGGGATACGGGTAGCATCCATAGCCATCATAGGATGCACTGTAAGGCCCAAGGCGTCGATACGAGCACGTAGCTCAGCATCCAGTGCCTTCTGGCTGTTATAGCCCTTCTCGCACACCCCACGGCCCCAGAATCGACCGGGGACGATATCCCAAGGGAAGGCTACAATAGGACGGTCTTGCATCATGTAAGGGTTTTGTTCTGCCTTCAGCAGAGTCCCCTCGTTACCGATAACAACAACAGCCTCTACGTAGTAACTGTCTGACTTGTCTTCTTCAACAAGGTCTTCGTACTCCTCAGTCTCCTCAAGGAGGTGCCGAGGTACAAGCCCGTAGTACTTAGTCAGGCGAATCTTGTCTTCTTGGTAGACTGTTAAGTCTTGATCTGGCTCGATGTCTGTATCAGGGCTGGCATCACCTACCAGTTCCTTACGGTAGACACCCTGCTCTTGTAGAACCTCTACCGTGTGACGGCTTACGAACTCGTCTACAGCGACACCAAGGGCGTCTTCTACACAGGTAGCGTTAGGGTCAATTAGGAAGTTCTGAGGCATAACAGGTCGGAGCTTAACTACAACCCGGTCGCGAATGTTTACACCTACAGCTTTAAGCTCACCACCCATAAGGGGCTGTGAACCCGGAGCCATCTCCTTTTCTTCAGAGATGACAATCTCAGCAATACCTGTACCGAACACTGCTGAGTTGATCAGGCACTCTGCTACAGCCTTACGAACCTTGTGTTTAGCAAAGTCTTCGTGTAGTTTCTCTCGTAAGAAGGCCACATCTTGCTTTTCTTGGTCAGTTACATCATCATCTATGTCAAAGAACTTCCCACGACCAAAGGTAGCTTCCTCTACTTCTGCTACAGAGGACTCTACAGCTTGCTGAAGGGCTGGGCTAATGATCTTAGACCGCTCTGAGTCACGAGTTTTGTCTTCAGCAGCCCAGATTCCACGCCACAAACGGTAGTATTCGTTAAAATCTTCCTGATAGTTGGCCTCGAAGTGGTCACGCCACTGGTAGACCTTGTCCATCACCCATTCTTCTAGGGTTTCTTCTACAATATCTATCTTATCTTGGATAAAATCTTCGCTCATATCACCAACCTGCTACGGAGTCTAAGGGTTCCCACTCGTCTGTTTCATAAAAACTGCCTTCGTAAGCTACGTGTGCTAGCTGATCTATGTAAGAAAGGCAATCTATAAGGTCATCGTGGGTCAATGGGGAGGGGAATTGCATAAGTTGGTCTACGAACTTAAGGTTCCAGTCCCCTGTATTAAGGCGGATACGGCCATGCTCTAGCCGTCCCTGAAGGGCGTTAACTACCCTGTTAGTCTTGTTCACATTACCGTGTGTTACATCTTCAATACGGAAAAACAGACCATGCCGTTTCATCATGTCGAGAAGAGGTGACATCATAGCCTGCTTAGCTATACCACGTTCAATGCCTACAGAGATGGGTTTGTACTTCTGTACAGCGTGAAAGATGTTTCTGACAGTCTCATCAAAGGTCCAGCGACCGTACTTGATCTCTTTAACCCACCAACCGTCTTCATTTACTTTAACAATAGCAATGGCTGTATCGTCAAGACGCTTGTTACCTTTCTTACCAAGCTGTTCAAAGCCAGCGGGGTCAATAGCAATGTAATAATCACCATCATCAGGTTCCTCGTCGTCAAAGGTCAGCCACTCTTCCTTGAATAGCTCAGACTCTCTGGCATTAAACGATGCCATGAATTCTTGCGTAAATGCCATAGTTGACATACTACGCTTGGCAGCGTCTATCTCTTCAGGGTCAAGAAGCTCATTGTCATAGCTAGTGTAGTGGTAAGCACACCAATCAGGATCATCCGCTTGGTCAGCGTACACGTACAGATCGTAGAACCAGTTCCTGCCTTCAGGTGTACCAATGAATACACCTCTACCCTTCTGGTCAGACAGTGCAGGACGGATGATCTCCTCCCACACAGAAGGCTTCATAAAGGCAGCCTCGTCCAGTACTGCTAACTTTAGGGAGCTACCGCGAAGGGTATCTGGCCTATCACTTCCTTTCAGTGAGATGTTAGCACCGTTAATGAGGGTAATCTGTAGGTTGTTCACATGGCTAGACTTGATGATAGGTCTGGCTAGCTCGTGGAGGAGTTTCCACATAACGTCCCTAGCGTTACCCTGAGTGATACCTATGTACCACACTTCTCCCGGAGTACCATCTAGGGCTGCTACGATCATACGCCATGCAGCGTACCGTGACTTACCACACCGACGACCAGCAGCGATTACTTGGAATCTGGCATTATCAGCCCAAGCCTCTTGTTGCCACTTAAGGAGCTTAACGTCTAGTTTAGCTTCAGTACTCATGCACCACCGTTAAACGCATTGAACACAGCAGGGGCTGGGAGTAGATCAACAGTACAGGCTATACCGAAATTGCCATCAGAGCCTATCTGAGCTTTAATGCTATCTCCCGGTTGCATCACGATGATACTGTCAGAAAACTGGATAAAGTCTTTAGAGCTAATGTTTCTTCCGTCAATGATATACAAGTCAGTACCAGAAGCTTTGTCCCAATACACAGTAGCAGTGTTAGTACTCCCGCCATGGTTAGATACGAACAGTAATGACCAATGAGCAATGTAACCAGACGGTACTGTCAGTATATTAGTCAGGTCAGTAGTCGTGATAGTGGCGTCTTTGGTGTATAGCATCAGTACCTCAGTATGTCCACATAGTAGGACGAGTAGTTCTTGTGTCCACATGAACGAACGTGTCAGCAACACCAATGCCAGTAAAGCCCAGCTCAAGAGCTTTCTGTACAAGCAACCTTCGTTGAGCACCACTGTTCACAGCTATGTCTACAGCAATGCCACTAGAATGAGTACCCGGTGTAGACTTCTTTGCCTCTACCGGGTGGGATGGGTCACGGTACCCCGAGGTTATCACAAAAGGAAAACCGCATGATTCGCGGAGAATGTCTAGCTTGTGAATAAACTCAGGGTCCATCTCGTTAAGCCCTGTATGCTTACAGTCGAACTCCGTCCATTTGAAGTACTTGAAGCCGTCTGATTGCCGCATCAGGGAGTCTCTTAACGGTTACGTGTACGCCGACGAACAGGCTTCTTAGGTGCAGGAGCCGCAGGTGTACGGTTCTTAGCAGCCGCTGAACGCCCACCACCCTTAGCTTTAGGAGGGGCAACAGGAACATTACGACTAGGAGAGCCTCTACGTCCCGGTATCTTACCTGCCTTAGCTGACGCAGCGTACCGCTCACCAACCTTAGAGGTCTGAGGGTTAACTTTAGGTGCAGGCGGGGCTGCTTTAGGAGCAGGCTTGGGTGCTTCAGCTTTTGGGGCTGGTTTACTTTTAGCTTCTTCTTCTTTGGTACGGGTGTGATACATCTTCCCGTTCCACTCGAACTCTTTTTTACCTGATTTACGTGCTTCTGCGAATGCTTCACCGAACTTCATAGTATCTCCTACCATTTAACTTTATCTGCCCAGTACGCAGCAGACATCTTACCCTTAGATATGTTCTTCCCGTGCCTAGCCTTAAAGGAAGCCCGTTTCTTCTTCATCTTGTCTGACTCCCCAGACTTAGGTTTGCCAGCCGTGCTAGCACCTTGTTCACCAAAGCGGATGGTCTTAGTCTTATCACCCTCCTTGGCTACAACAACGTGTGACTTCTTAGGGTGTGAAGGGGTTCTCTTAGGTTTATTGTAACCGCTTACACCAGCTTTCTTGAGTTTATCCATCTACTTCCTCGTAATCAGTTTCGATAGCATCCTCAGCACTAATGGCAACACCCTCACCAATACCAGTGATATTGATAGTGATACCTGACTTGCCCCCAGTCTTCTTGATTTCCTGCTCAAACGCAGAGAGAGGGGCTACACGATCAAGGAGTAACTTCCATGCAGCTGCTTGGTGCTTATGCTCGTTGTCCAGAGCAGCATCAAAGATAGCGTCGAGTACCTTCCTAGACTTAGGAGAGTTAAGCATCCTAGCCTTGTACTCATTGATGATAGCAGCATCACCTTTAGGTCTACCTACAGGTCGAACACCAGTACCAGCCTTCTTAGCTACTATGTCTGACTTCTTAGGTCTACCTCTAGGTTTAGAAGTTTTCTCTTCCATGTGATTAGTCCTATACTGCTCACTTACGTGTCGTTCGCAGACTCGCGTAAGCTCAAGCTTCGTAACAACCAACCTTGACCTATTCAGCAATCATATATTGATTACTTCATAGGGGTTGTTACTCGCTTTTACTAACGCTCGTTCTTATATACTATTATACCACTAGTGCTAAAAACCTGTCAAGTACTTTCCGACAAACGGTCATTAAATCTTTGTAATCTTTGTGGTGAACTCCATACTAATAGACATTCGCGAAGTGACCTTAAAAACCCCTAGGATACTCCGTGGTGGGGCCACTACGTAACCCTATACATACCAAAGTTGCTATCAGCTGTAACTCTCTGTTTTTATTAGAGTTTTTTGTTAGAGGCTAGGTTATATCTGAGAACTCAGACTTAATCTGTCCCGCGTCCTAACGTGCTGGAATTACCCCTTTTTAGCCTGTTTTGAATCCACTCTTTTGCATTTCTGAGTGCCACCCCCCACACGACGCAGCTGAATCCCGGCCCCCCGGGGGTGTTATACCTGACTATATCACTAGATCACTAGGTCACCTGATGTGTTCACCGTATACATTAGAGAGTGCGAATG